GTTTGTGTAAGGATGACCATAGATCGTTCCCCTTGTATGGACCAGATCGACAACATCAGCTAGCAGCTTCTCAGTTTTTGTCATAGTCAAATACCTCATCTGACTTTACCTTGGTGTTCATTAGTCTGCGATGTGATTCCCAGCCTTGCGCACGGCCTTTCCAATAACCATTTTGAAATGCAGTGTCTCTAATTTCGTAAATGATCCAGGCAACAGCTGTAATAGCCACTATTCCCCACATCATTAAATATCCAAAATCTTTTAATTCAGCGTACATTTGTAGCCCAATCTATGCGTACATACTTTGTCGCATGACAATAGTGTTGCACCTGTGTATGACTTTGTGGATTATTTAGGGCGTAGTTTGTATAACGATTAGGTAACGATGTTACCCGTAATACCTGCCCAGTGCTGTGAATGAGCCATCCTTATTGATCGGCACTAACGTGGGTGTCAGTGTCTTTCCAACGGCTTCTAGTATACCAATACCCATCTGCCAATTAGCGCTTCCATAGCGTAAATACGAGGCTTTTTTGCGATCCATAAGATTGCCTACCTCAACACCGTATAAGGCCCTGTAATGGCTTCCTACGCCCTCTGCATAGGCACTCATACCTAGTCTGTGGGTGTGGCCACACAATACAGATTTACCCCATTTTTTAGCCAGGTTAAGAGCTGTGATACCTGCGTGCTGAGACATGTTGCCTTCATCGCCGTGGGCCAGCATCCATCCTGGGTGAAACTCATAGGCGGTGCGATGGTATTCCATGCCCATATCTTTGAAGCCCATAAATGCCGGGTATTGTAATTCAGGTAAGCTAATTAACCCAGGTACTTTAAGCAAAGTGTTATATAAGCGATCAGTATGATTACTGCGGATAATATGACACTCTCGGCTGTACTCACTGAGATCCCACAGTATCGACTTAGTAAGTTCCCGATCATCGTGAATGGTTTGCCTATAAGCCAAAGGTGTGCCTTCAGCCCATTTACTAATTGTGTTAAAGTCAATTTCATCCCCAACCACCAGTACTGAATCAAACTTCTCCCGCCTTGCTAACTTAATTACATTCTTTACAGCTGCTTCATGATGAAACGGCACTTGTAAATCACTGATAACTAAGTAGCGCTTAATCGTCATCCTCATCTGGAGTAGGGATAGTTGGGATAATGCCATTGTCGCCTACTACCCAATCGGGCATTGATGATGGACTATCCATTAAATACAGGCATACAGATTCTGAGAATCCAGCCTTACGTGCAGCTTTGAACATCTCATGTTTAGCAATATAAAACACTTCTAGCTTAGATAAAGGGTCGGGTGATTTACGTACCACACGCCTGTTAATCTTCTTTCGTTTACGAGTGCTAGCCATATTAAAATTATGACTTACTAATTAAGATAAAGAGATCATCGACACGCTTTTCTAATCGTGTTAGTTGATCCTTCATGCTAGCACCACCATTAGGTCGTAACTCATTAAGCCAGCCTTTAACTAAAAAACGTAATCCTACTAGCCCGCCTGATAGCACGGCCATAACGCCAGCGCCAAAGCCAGCCCACTCTGTAGGTGTCATGCTTCATCTGCACCGATGCCATAAACGGAATCGGATCTATCTAAAGCCCTAACCGCTGGGCCTGCTAGAGCTGAGATAACTACAGCTACAACAGGATCTAATCCCAGTTCATTACTTGCTAAAAATGTTAAGAATGAAACTAATACGCCACGTGCGTATGACTTCAGTACAGCTTGTTGCTTCTTGCTTATTTTCATATCTTGCCTCCGATTAGTGGTATGTCAAACGCTGTGCCATTTAAATCACCTAGTGTTGTAAAGCTGATATGTATGTGCTTCTTATGTGGGTTAATGCCTTTGTACTTACGCCACTTCCAATTTAATATTTTCGAGCATATTCTCCCGTTAAAGATGACGTATGATATGCGTGGATCTTGTTTGGCTGCGATTCTGATCTGGTCAGCCAGATAAGGTGCGAGGCTGTTGGATGACTCCAACCCAGCATTAAGATCAAGACCTCTGACCCATCCGTATTGGTCTGGATTATGATCCGATTTTCTGGAGGCATGCCTACTATCACCCAGCCATCCTTCTGGACTTTTAACATTCCTATCCGGAAACCACGTATCAACTTGATCTCTTAACTGCACACCAGCTGCACATAGTTTAGGATTCAATAGCAATCCAACTTAATGTGTCTTCATTCCATACCCAATTTAATCCTTCTGGCTTTGTTGTTGGTGGATACCAGAATGAACCTGATCGTGTCCAAGATAAATAAGGTTGTGGTGTAATAAATATGTCTTCATTAGCATTATAGGTATATCCAATACCTGCGTAAGTGCCTCTAATTTTAGAATTGTATGAAGTACGTTTACAGCTTGTTGCGTTCAACCACGGCCTGGAAGCATAAAAATCTTCCCAAGCTTCAGAAGATCCACCAATTATTGTGCCATCTAAATCCGTTTGTATTATATCTTCGTCAATACCTGTGATGACATTTATTACTAAATTGTTTTCGTTCAATAAAGCGTAATGTGCCATTATGACCAACTCACATTACCGCTACCAAGTGTTAAAGTTGTGCTTTTGTAACCACCGCTAGGCGCACTTGTCGTACCTGTTAATCCTGCACCTATTGATATAGTGAAAGTATCTGCGTATCTTAAAATCACAACACCAGATCCACCTGCTCCGCCTGTGTTTGGTGCGCCTTGAGCGTTACCACCACCACCGCCACCGCCTGAATTTTGAGAACCAGCAACTCCATCGCTATATGGATTTTCAGTACCACCTGCTCCGCCACCACCTGCTCCGCCTGCTCCTGGAGAAACAGTGCTTTTTGTTGCGCCTGCTCCGCCACCACCAGCGTAAGTTACTGATGAACCTGAATATGAACTTGCTGTACCAGCACCACCAGCACCACCTGCTGTTAATGTGCCAGTTCCACCTGATGCGCTAGCTCCGCCACCACCGCCCATACCTGAATCTGCACCAAAATCTTCACCACCAGATGACCCTTGAGATGGTGATGTAGAGGGAGTATTGCCTGCACCTGCTCCTGGTGAACTACTTGAAAAACTATATCCTGCTCCACCGCCTGATCCACCATCTTTACCATTCCAAGAAGGAGATGAGTTAGCACCACCACCGCCACCGCCGCCTGTTGATGTAATTGTGTCGAGAACTGAATCTGTACCGGATGTTCCAGGGTTAATTGTGCCACCAGCACCACCAGCACCACCAGCACCAATAGTTACGGTGATTGGTGATGTTTTTGTAAATCCAGTTGCAGTTCTAAAACCACCTGCTCCAGCACCTGCGTAACCACCACCACCGCCACCTGCAACAACTACATAATCAAAAGTTATTGTATTAGGGCTAGTTGGCGCTAATTGTCCACTTAATATGTTTAACATGTTATGCAATAGCCCCAACTACATACCAAGCATTGGCAGCTGTTTTGATACATGCTGCAGATTTGTATTGTGCAAGGGTTGGAGATGCTGCAACTGATCCAGCACTTAATACTGTTGTAGTGCCTGAAGTTACTGCGCTAATAGTTAATGCACCAGCACCAATATTTAATAATGTAATAACTGTACCTACTGCAAAATTATATGTTGCATCGGTTGGAATTTTAAATGCAATAGCAGTTGCTTTATTCATTGGGATGAGTTGTTGGTACTCATCACCGCTAGCTGCTGTGTAATCTGCTGTTTTAGCAGTTTGTACTGTGAAGGCTGGTAGCCCATCCCACATTGTGCTGGTAACTACATCACCAGTCGTGCCTGGCCAGGTTGGCATAATTTCTCCTTAGTAACTTAATACATCTTCATCTAGAGCGCTGTACCCTAGTATAAACCCATCTATGACAGGTTCTAGCGTTGTAAACACTGTCCTAAAGGAATTAGGTGTAATCGTGTTTGCCACGCCAAAGATTTGCAGGGTTTTCTCTAGCTGAGACCCACCTGGCTGGGTTGTAATAACTGTGATTGGATCAAAGAAGTCTAGGTCTAGGGCAGCAAGTATGCCTGCATCATAATTAGCGGTATATAAATCCAGCTCAATGGCATCGCATCGGATGGTTGTCTCAGCTCTAGATGCCACATAAGCCCTGGCATAATCTAGGGCTACCGCATCGGTCTGCATTAGGAGATCCTGCAGGTTATATGAGTGGATAAAATACTTGTCAATAGAAGGCTGATTTATAGCTGTCTGTGGTGAGCCACCTGCACGGCTAATCTGGGCTGAGTTGAAGATCAAAGAATCATCTAGTTTCCACATAGCATTGGCATAAGAGATACCAGTGCCATCATCATTAAATAACGTAGGTGTTGCAGCTATTGATTCAGTGGCAGTTAGGCGATCCTTAAATACAAATGAGCCATCGAAATCTACATAAATAGCGCCATACTCTGAATCGGCCACAGTCTGCATAGCCCCTAGAGATGTACGTGCTGTGCCTGGATCTGCCTGTAATGTAGTTTGGCCTGCATCTATCTGGCGCATTGTGGCTGGCCAGTCAATTTCATCTAGTATTTCATTGATACGTGTGCCTGATAGATCGCCAGCGGTAGCACCTGTGACTGTAGATATTTGTGCATTCTGGGCAAGCCTCATGGCATCTACGGCTTGAATTGTAGTGTAAGCGACTTCTGTTGCATCTTTAGGTTGTGTGTTTACATAAGATGTAATGAAGCCTGAGAAGATTGGATAAGTAGTGCCATTGTAATTAGCAGTTATTTGAACCTTCTTCATAGGTGTTAAAAGACCAAAAAAAGGCCCGCTTGGGTTAGTGGGATTAAAGTCGCCATTGACATCCACAATGCGTAATGTAAGTTGGCCAGTTTGGAATGTATCAGTTAATGGACTACGGCCTGTGCTGGTCTGCACATAATTAACTCTATTAGATACATCAACAATTACAGCTACAGAATCAGCCAATACGTTTGTGCCTAGTATGCCAATATCCAACTGCATGGCTTGTGCCGTGCTAGGCCCAGTGCTGAAGTTAATTATTGCATTGATTGTTGGTACAGCCATTATGTACCGCCAGATAAACCGCCTGCAGGTGTAGTGCCACGGCCCATTTTATTGATTCTTAATAAAGTTTCGTTAATTGTATTAGTTAAATCTTGCTCGGTTAATACTGATCCAGCTACGTTTACAGTTACTGGTGCGTACTCGCCACGTTGTACTGCGCCCATAGCCATACTTGGGGCTGGTATATATCCAACACCACCATTGCTAGGCACGTTGCTAATGTTTTTGTAAGCATCTGAATACTCACCACGCTGGACTGCGCCCATAGCAAATTTAGAAAATGATTCGGCTGCTAATCCTGCATCACTAATAGATTTAGCCAATTGATTTGTCTTAAATATCAATTCTGTATCTGCTAAATATAACTGCGCTTTAGCTGCGTTGCCATCTAAAATTGCTAACTTCTCCGCAATACGTAAGCGGGTCTCTTCATCTGTCGCTTGATTAAGCGCCAACATAAGGCCAGCACGCTCTACATCATATTTTATCTTCAAGGCTTCTAAAGCATTCTTTTCTTTTAACAATTTTAATTCTGTGGCACGGGCTTTGTTGCCTTTAATTATTGCATTAGCACGTTCAATATCTTTAGTAGCACTAGATCCTAGATCATACGTAAAGTTAGAAGTTGCCTGAGGTGTAGACATCGTACCTAGTCTGCCGACAAGATCAAATATGTTGCCGAAAGTAAGTAAATCTATTAGCTGCTTAAATCCAGCAGTATTACGCAAGGTGGTTAAAACCCCTGCTAATTCACCAATACCTGTAATTACGTTAGCAATACCTGTGGCAAAGTTAGCCATATCATCAGTTAAGTCTTCTATGCTTTCGTTTTTGCCTAATTTTGTTAGTGCTTCGAGTAAACTTTTACCAATAATCTCACTTGCATCGGCACTGGCTACCTTTAGTAAATCCATCTTGCCTGCGTATGTATCTAATCTAGCTGCTGCTTGACCGCTAAACTTCTGGTTTAACTCACCTAGGATTTTGTCCATATCACCAGTTTTTAATGTGGCCTTACTTATGCCTGCGCCTAACCGGCTAAGCCCTGCAGTGTTGCCTGAGAATCCACGTGTTAATGCTGCGCTTACCTCAGTAAGTGATTTGCCTGTGGCTGCACTAATATCTAAAGCTGTGTTTAATGCTTCTTGGCTTTTAGTAATAGATCCAGTAACAGTTAATAATTGTTGGAATGCTGGGCGCAACTGGTCATCAAGTACGCCAGTTACTCGCTGTAAATTGTTTATGTATGCTTCAACAGCAGGAGATGCAAACGCAAAACCTGTATTTTTTAATTGTAATTCTAATGATTTAGCAGCGGCTTCGTCAGCTGCAAATGCTTTAATTGCATTCTTGCTGTAGTTGAGTAATGCGCTAGCACCAAACACTCCAGCAAAAGTTCTGCCTAATTTTTTTACTTGTTTATCAAACGCAGATATTTCTTTCTTGCCCCTAGCAAGTGCCTTACCATTAAAAGTTGCCGTGGCTGCTACAAATATATTGGCCATTACGCTGCCCTCTTACCTTT